CCGCCAGCACCACCGCCGCCAGAGCCACCCGCTCCACCTAATTTACCTGCACCGCCGCCACAGCCGCCGCCACCGCCTGCACGAGTAACAGAAGATCCCGTAATAGATGATGCGGTTCCTGCTCCACCTGCTCCACCTGCTGAAGAATTCGCCGCAGAACCAGCGGCTCCAGCGCCACCGCCGCCACCACCATTGGTGTAGGTTGCTAAATTAGTGTCACCCAAAGCGCCATCATTACCTTGTGACGGATCAGTGGCTGGAGTATTACCACTTCCAACTACCCCACCACGGCCTGCATCCGCCGCGCCACCGCCAGAACCACCAGAACCTGCGGCACTGGTTACTGCACCAAAACCACCACCAGCGGATGTAACAGTATCAAGAACAGAATTACTGCCCGAACTGCCCGTGGAACCACCAGCACCGACAGTTACGGTGAAGTTAGTTGACAGTGCGACACTTGCTAAAGTGGACGTTCGATATCCACCAGCGCCACCGCCACCAGAACCGTTGCCGCCTACACCACTACCCGCACCACCACCGGCGATCACGAGGTATTCAAGTGGGAAGCCTGCATTGAAGCGCACTGTTTCACTTGCTGTCGAAGTTGCAGTGACCGAATAGATAATAAAGCCCGGTACCGTGGACGTGTCTTCAGAGACCGTCACACCACCTGAGAATGTTGCATAGTGCGTGTTCGGTACTTTGAGGATAACGATTCCGGAGCCGCCTGCGGCACCAGTATCTCCACCACCGGCACCACCCCCTGTATTGGGGTCTCCTGTATCACCAACCGTTGAGTTAATAGCGTCTCCGCCACCGCCAGCACCACCGACGCCATCGCTATTATTTCCGCAACCGCCGCCACCGCCAGCGTATGTGACTGATGTTCCAGTAATAGTGTTCGCTACACCATCACCACCATCACCACCATTATTTGATGTATCACCATCTTGTCCCACTTCAGAGGCACCGCCACCACCGCCAGCGGCGTTATTGCCGGGAGTATCACCAGTTCTTGCCGCGCCGCCTGCAAAGCCTTGGGCGGGAGATACTGATGGGGTATTACCAGCACCGCCAGCAACACCATTACGGCCACCGCCACCACCGCCAGAACCGCCATTAGACCCAGCTAGCTTAAATCCACCGCCGCCGCCACCACCGGCAGAAGTAACTGTTGCGAAAACAGAGTCAGAACCGTTTACACCATTACCAGTGCTACCTGTTGGACCACCAGCACCGCCACCGCCAACAGTAACAGTGAAATCCTGACCAACAGAGAAAGATTGAGACGTTGCTGCACGATAACCACCAGCACCGCCACCGCCAGATAAGGGACCGCTTCCACTTCCAGCACCACCGGCCACGACCAGATAATCGAGTGACAAGGTTGCCGCTGTACGGAACGTGACAGTCTCTGCTGTGGTTGATGTTGCTGTGATTGAGTAAATGATGGAGCCCGAAACAGTGCTTGCATCTGCTTCGTATGTCACACCATTAGAGAATTCACCATAGACAGAAGTTGGCACTTTGAGGATGACGATGCCTGAGCCGCCTGAGCCAGCGATTCCTCCTCCGTTACCAGCACCGCCACCGCCACCTCCAGTGTTGGCCGTTCCTGATGTTGCCGCCACGCTTGGTGAAAGAGTGCCACCAGCGCCGCCACCACCTGTGCCTCCAGAGCCACCAGATGAGTTTCCGCCACCGCCTCCGCCACCTGCTCTTGTTACGCTAGAGCCGGTAATTGAAGATGCGGTTCCGTTTCCTCCGTCTCCTCCGTTTGTGGAAGCTTGCCCATTTTGTCCAGATGCAGATGCGCCTCCGCCTCCGCCTCCGCCTAGACCGGGGCTACTGTCTCCCCCATCATTTCCTTGAGATGGGCTGGTACTTGGAGTGTTTCCGCTACCACCTACTTGACTTCCACCTCTAGCTCCTCCACCAGATCCACCGGAATCGCCATCTCCAATAGGCGCACCAGAAGCACCGCCAACAGTGCCTCCGCCTCCGCCACCAGTTGAAGTAGTTGTATTAAATACAGAATTTGAACCTGCGCCACCTTTAGTGTTGGGTACATTTAAGGAACCTGTACCACCAGATCCGACAGTCACTGTAAACGCTGTATCTAAAACAAGAGCTTCCGTGCCAGAACGGTATCCACCAGCTCCGCCTCCGCCACCATTATCATTACCACCCCCAGCACCACCGGCAACAACAAGATATTCAAGGTTTGCACCTAAAGAACGGCCCCAACCATAGGCTGAGGCAACTGCGGCGGCAAGACGGGAAATAATCGGCATGTTATGAGAAGTCCACGACTGAAGCTAAAACAGTAAATGCGGCATCGCCGGTTTTAATGATGTTGTAAGTATACACATCAATCCCGCTTGCGGTACCTTCTGTTGGTGCAGATCCTCCCTGCCAGTTCGGTGTGACTGAAGACCCATCCACTTGGAAGGCTGAGTTGTAATACGCTGTGCTACCCTGCGTCGCCAAGAAGACAACAGTCAAAGCTTCGCCAGTAGACATAATCGAGTTAAGGGTGTTGGACCCATCTCCTCGGACGTTGATCGTCCAGTTACCTGACGCATCTGTTGTGTAGTACAACACTGCTTGAGTCAACGCATCGTAGTTGATCGTGCCAGTTGCCGCCGTTGCGGAAATGGTCATCTTTTCTTTTGTTTGCTGTACGAGAGAAGTACCAGCTACTTCTAGTCCATCGGTGACTGCTGTGCCTGTAACGTCAATGCCTGTGTTGGTTGTGGCGAGCTTGGTGCTTCCGTTGTAAGAAATATTTGCGGCACCGTCTGTTGTAAATGATGCTTTTGTCTCGTTGCCCGATGTGTCTGTAATACGAACATCGCCATCGCCCATTAACAATAAGTTGCCGCTTCCGTTATCTTTAATCCGTGAATTCCCATCATGGAAAATTTCTAAATCAGACCCCGTACCGAAGATGGCTTTGGCATTATCAGCAAACTCTAGCGCATCGGCTGACTTGTCCCACACTACATTGTAGTTTGCACCGGCAATGGTGATGTCACCATTCGCATCGGCTGTCACAACCTTGCTGGCTTCTGATGTACCAAGCGTTGTGATGTCGTTGTAGTTGAGTTCAGTAAAAGTAGCCGTTACACCGTCCAGAATATTGAGTTCTGCGGCGGAGGATGTAATCGATGAACCACCAATTTGCAATGTCGTTGCGTTGACTTCACCCGATGCACCATAAACAACTGTTTTGCTATTGACGACTGTTCCAGCCGTTGCACCGTCGTTTAAGTTGAGTTCAGCAGCCGTTGATGTAACTGCGGAGCCACCAATCGACAAGGTTGAAAAGTTACCTGTTCCAGCAGAAGCAGCACCAATATTGGTTCCGTCAATCGCTCCGCCGTTAATGTCCACTGAACTAGACGTAAACCCGGTGACATTCAAATCGTTGAACATATCGGTTACTGTGGCACCAGCACCAGCACCATCAAACTTGACCAACATGTCTTTACCGTTCGGTACGACAATATCGTTTGACGCGTTATAAGTGCCTTGGAAAAGAACCAAGTCTTGCGTAGTCAAGCTGTTGCGGATGAACAAAATCTTTTCAGAGTCGTTTGGCGTGAGCTGGTAAAAAACGTCAGCGCCTAAATCACCGCCGTCGGTGATTTCAATAAATTTGTTTCGACCGTTTGAAGACGCGCCGTCTGTAATCGGCAACGTATTTGGCGAACCGGATGTTCCAGCCGAAGCAGCCGTGACCGTAATGACACCGTTGATGGCTTCATCAAGAATATCGAAGTTGGTGTTGGTTGTGGTACCCCATGTTCCCGACTGTTCGCCGGTTGCAATCTTTTCAATACCAAGGTTGGTGGTGTATGTACTCGCCATCTAAAAATCCTCTACGCCGCTATCTCGGTCCAGACGGTACCCGGATTAGGGGTTATTTTGCCCCAAATTAACACATTTCCAACAGCCCCAGAAGCAGAAACGCCTGTGACACTCACGTCGGCACCCGCACTTGTTGTGACCGTTCCTACTGTTCCGGTAGCCGCAACGCCTGTTACTGAAACATCTGTTCGAGTAATAATTGTAACCGAATCAACTTGACCTGTCGCAGATAATCCTGTTTCTGGGACATTGGCATCACCGGTTGCGGTAACAAGCCCAACGAACGTTCCTGTGGATACGCCCGAAACAGATACGTTGGCATCCGCACTTGTTGTGACAGACCCGGCTGATCCAGTGGCTGTTAAGCCGTTGTTAAATAAGAAAACATTGCCAACGGCGCTTGTCGCAGAAACGCCAGAAACAGACGCGTTAGCATCTGCGGTAACCGTAACCGATCCTACTGCACTTGTTGCACTTAAACCGGTTGCCGGTACTTCAGCATCGCCTGTAACGGTAACCGAACCAACTTGTCCGGTTCCCGCAGGCACAACAACACTGCCCTCGCCCCACGCAAGTTCACCAAAACCTGCCCGACCCCATCCGGTTAAGGGGACGACGACATCAGTCATTAGGCAATCCGAATAATCGCGTTACTCGCATCGGCTGTTGGGAAAACAATCGAGAAATCCCCCGCCGTGGATGTTTTATCCGCTCCAAAATCCAACACCAAAATCGCTGGATTTGTCAGCGAGATAGACGTGGTGTTTGGAGTGCTGTTGTAAACAACTGCGCCGCGGGCCGTGATTGTTGCAGAAGTAAACGTCAAGTCTGCAAAATCAACAAAGGCCGTGGTTCCTGACGTTGTTGGATCAACCGGAGTCAACGTACCGCCGCCCGCGGAATACGTTCCGGAGTTACCAACTTCATTGGTCGCGTTATACGCTGTAATAGTTTCGTCCATATCAGTAGTTGAACCACCGAAATCGGTACCATCCGCTGAGTTGGTGTAAAGCGCCAACTTGAACGTGTCGCCAGTGCTTGAATCGAAGTCGTGTGCTCCGAACATGAGTTCCTTCTTAAAGGAAGTCATCATGTAGTTGCTGCCATCAAATGCCATGTCATAGTCTCCTAATGAGTTCTGCGAGTTGGGGTTTACCCGCATCTACTAACGCATTGTAAACTGTTGTTCTGTCGCTTTGTACCGCATCTTTCAAATGCTTGGTCACGACGGACACAACTTGTTTACGAAATGCTCTTGCTTGTTGTTGGATCATTGGATCCGCCGCATCCGAAATATGGATGATCTTGTCTACGCACCGCTCGGCGATTTCTTCAGGAGTAAATCCCCGCCCGGACGTTGTGTGTACATTAACCTGCATCATTGTTTCGGCCTTACGACTCTACCTGCTGTGTACTCTTGAGTTGGTTCTTTGGCTTCGCCCAGTAACTTCAAGCTTCCAGCGGCTTCAATAAAGCGTTGATTATAGTTTTGTATTAAATCTGTTTCACCTTTCATAAAGGTGTATGCCTCGATCAACGATCCGTACAGCATGCAAAGCGTAGCGTTTTCAGATAGCCACGTTGTTGCATCCTCTGCGCCTGCCGTGAGACTTGCTGGACGATAGTAATAATGCAATTCAACAGCATAAGCGCTGTCCGGCGTAGGACCGATGATAAAATTATCTATGTCAAATACGGCGTAATATCTCGGGGCCCCTGTTGTAGTGGCATCCGGGTTGAATTCTTGAATAAAGTTGACATCCTTAAACAAAAGGAAATTTTTATCTCCATTGCTGTCGGTATAAGACAGTGAAAACGGAGAAAGAAAATCAGAAGGTGCCGCCAAATATTGATCCGAAGCTGTAAAAGTTGCCGACACGTTTTTACGAAACAAATTCAATTGAATTGTTTTTAGGATCCGTTCTTCAGCCGCTCGAATAAAAATAGGAAGATTTGTTACAAACGTAGTTTCATCGTTTTCCGTGTAATCTTGAATTGCTTGTTTTAACTGCGCGTATGTAAAACTCATGTCGTTGTCACCTGTACACGCCCAACTTGTCCAAACCCGGCGGGGGGACGTAAATTGGGGTTCTCTACTGTAGGAACACCCACATAAACAGTAAACGGCTCGACTCTATCTGGGCGAGCATCTTTTAATGCTTGAGCATCCACAACTTTACGAAAAGGGCCAAGCTGAGGATGTTTTGGCTCATACTCATCCTTTCCAACAAGCAGACCGTTCCATTCTTTCCGCATGTCTTTGTACTTATACCGTACTCCAGAGCGGTCCGAAGTCGCATAAGCAAACTTGCCCTGCACAAACTTAGACACTAGCTTGTCCTAAAGTATTCATACTGCGGAACAACGTTGAAGGACGCCCGATCACGGTCTTCTGTCATCGCCCGCTCAAACTCTTCTTCGTAAACGGCTTTCAAAAGCTGTGTGCGGTTTGGAGCCCGCTTCAACGAAATATAATACGCAAGACCTGCGGCTAAACACGGGTAAAACCGAAACGGCACTTCTAGCGTGTTTGTTTGCGTGTCAGCATCCTGAATTCGAGTCAACGCGTTGTAAGTGACAATGTCCGTGCTATTGTCCGGCGTCGGCCAAATTTTTAAGTTTGGCGTAATTTGACGATCCAAGAAAAACTGCGTAGGTCTACCTTGCGTCGTCTTATTCGGGATGTTTAAAAACTCATCACGACTAACACGGTCCAAGGCAAAGTCTGTATCGTTTCGCTGAACAACGAGAGACAGGATGTCAATGACATCTGCATCCAAAGCAATATCCGCATCGCCTTGGGTCGTCGTAAACGTGCGCTGTTGAATAGTCCACTGATTAAGACCCCGGTTTGCCCATTCGGCCAGCATGAGGTTGAGCGAACGCTTTGCAGTTTTGAGGTCGTATCCAGTACGAACCTCGAGACCACACCGCTCAAACGCTTCCTCAATATAGTCGGCTACATCGAGTTCAAAATCGGTAGACCCAGAAATTGTCATTAGTCTTTAACCAGTTTATAGCCTTTTTCTTTAGCCATCTTACGAAGATCAGCTACAGACATGCCTGCCGCGCCACCTTTTTTCATTGGTTTTTCAACCATGCCGCCGCCGCGCATTTTCTTAGCCGGTCCGCCACGCATCATCTTCTTTGGTTTCATCGCCATGATTAGTCTCCTTTAAACGTTGATGTAAATCTCGTCTCTGAATAAACAAATGCTCTGCATCATACTCGTCCAGATACTTATCATAATACCCTTTTGCCTTCAACTTGTCCGCCGCTCTTTGTACCTTACTTAAACGCTGAACAAATATCATTGCGTACTCTACTTCGACCAACGGGGTAAACGTTTGGTCATCAATCAAGTCGTTGGGATCATCGTGTGGATGAAATCCCATCAACCAGATATCT